CAACGCAGAAGGTACAGCAGGAACTCTACTAGGTCAAGGACGACTATACCTTGGTTCCGCTCTTACCACATTCAATGCAACAGTTCCAATCCCTATAACTGCTGCACTTCGTACAGTGTCAACCTTTGATACTACCATTGAGCGTGCGATTGGGGTATCAGCTACATGGGGCACATCTTCGGCTTCTAACTCTATTACTACATATAGTTTGAAGGTAGCTATTTTCAACTAATATGGAGGATATGTAATGAGTGCAGGTTATCAGTTCACGAAGACTGATCTAGACAATACTATGGGAAGATTGGTAGTGGCGCTCCGTACTGATCTTGGTCATATCGTTACATTTAATGCTATGCTTAATGACAGTTCGGTCTTACCTGACGCAACACTGACCGCATTGGGTTATAGTGCTGGTGATATTACTCAGATTCGTGCCTCATTCACTGACTTGCAAAAACTCCGTGATATCTCTTTCGCGATTGCCACACAGTCCTCGACCAGTGATTTTTGGTTTAATGCGAAGCATCTTACTGGCGTAACTGTGTGAATGGAATTTGGTGAGTTGTGGCGCTTGCTATTGATGGCAGCACTCCTGCGATTGCTACCGTTACCAACAACTCTACAACTACCGTCACTACAGCCAGCTTTACCCCTCCGGCCGGAAGTCTTTTATTAATAGGTTGGATGTGGAATACCCAGGCTGGTGATAATCCATCAGCACCTAGTATCACTGATAATCTCGGTGCACACCTAACATACAATCTACTTGACCACAAAACACATGCCACCTCACCAACCGCTAATGGCCAGGCTGCTTCATGGTGGGCAACGGTTGGCACTTCCGCCGCGATGACCGTTACTGTCACATCCGGGGCCGGTACTAGCCTCCAAGGTGGAGGATTATCGGTAATCGTATTTACTGGACAGGACTCCACCACACAAATCGGTGCTCATGGTAAGGATGGTTCGACAAGCGCTGCCAGTATTGCTCAGTCGTATACCGCAAGTGCTACCGGTGGTTGGGGAGTAATCTTCGCGACCGACTGGGATGCTCAAGCTGCAATGACTGCCGGCACGGGATGCACGCTAGTAGGATCAGCGAATGATGTTCAAATTACCCACGGTGTAGTACGACGGACAACAGCCGATGATTCAAATGGTTCTAGCAATACTCTTAATGTTACACTTCCAGGTACCTCAACGAATCTCTCTTGGGTTTATGCCGAAGTATTGCCTGTTGCTACTAGCACTCAACCTCAAGCGTCATATTCGCAAATCTGGCCACCAGACCTGTTAATGGAGTTAATTACTTCATTATATCAAAACTGGTCGAATCCGAACGTCACTGTCGTCGATCAAACTATTAACCCGCTTGGTATCACAACTCAAGAGCAATTTGGTAATCCAAACATAGCACAGGTTATATCGCCACTAGGAGCTACATCACAGGAAAATTTTGGTACACAATTAATAACACTTAACATATCGCCGACTGGATTAAATACTTCTGAATCTTTTGGGAATCCAGTTGTAACGTTAAACCTAACTCCCACTGGTATCTCATCCACAGAAAATATTGGCACCGCACAAGTAAGTCAGGCAATTCTTCCCACTGGTATTCCGTCTCAGGAAGCTCTAGGATCTCCGGCTGTTTCATTTACTCTTCTTCCAAAGGGTATATCCAGCTCTGAGCAATTTGGGACCATTCAAACAACATTAACTGTTTCTCCTGTTGGTATTCAGTCTCAGGAAACCTTTGGTTCTCCGTCGATAATGAATGTATCGACGATAAGCCCATACGGGATCTCAACTCAAGAGCGTCTAGGAATCCCTGGAATAACTCTAAATATCGCTCCCGTTGGTATATCTCCCACTGAGACATTTAGTAATCCCTCCGTCACGCCAGGTGCCGTTACAATAGTACCTGTTGGAATAAATTCTCAGGAAGTTTTTGGTGTTACATCAGTTTCCATAATAACCACAATTTCACCATTTGGTATCTCAACACAAGAGCGAGTTGGATATACTTCTACTTCTTACGTAGTTCAGCCACATGGAATACAAAGTTCTGAACAAATTGGTAATGCATCAATAATTGTTAGTGCAGTAACCATTGCACCAGTTGGAATAAAATCTATTGAATCTTTTGGTGAACCTTCTATTTCTCTAGGTTTGCAGGTTTTTCCATTCAGCATATCTTCTGGCGAAGCTTTTGGAATATCAAATATTTATCGGACAGCGAACATAAATGTGACTGTAGGAGTTAAGGTAAATACTGATATTACCGGTAGAACTGTAAACTCCGATGTCGTCAGTAGAACTCAAAATCCTAGTATACAAACAACATCTGTTAACGCTGACATAGCAGGTAAAATAATTAAGTAATGTGTTTAAGGTTAGAACCTTCTTGAATTATATCGGCATTGATGAGACCTGTTATAGCTGCTATCATTATATCTTTTTCAAAGTTCATTAATTTTTCCCAAGGTCGTGAGTTATGCTCCAATTGAGAGTAAATTGCTACCAATGCTTGTTGAGAGTCATAGATAGCCTTTGCTATCTTTTCGGCATTATTCATCCTCAATCACCAATCTTATTTTCTTACCTAAAGATTTTGCATATGACATGACTGTGATTAGTCTGACATTACGTTTCAGACTTTCGGTATAAGAGACTACCCCTTGAGTTGTTCCCATTATTTCGGAAAGTTGAAGTTGACTAAGTCCCTTTTCCCTTCTGATGTTAGCGAGCTTAGTAACTAACTCATCAATTTCTTTTCGGAGGTTATCATCTGATATTGTCACGCAATTCTCCCATAATACTTTTGAACCATTCCTTGTCATTTTCCATTCTATATGTTAGAAGAACACGCAATGCATCCATTGCGTGTTTTTTGCCTGGCTGCCACAGACGGATGGCCTTGATCTTATCATCTGACCAGAAGGCTTTAGCCTTCGCTGGTAGATAACAAAAAGGTTCTGGTTGGCCGTGGAGTGTCGCCCACAGGCGGATGGCACCTATGACCTGTAGGCTATAGAGCTCAGTGTTAATAATCTGTGGTCTGTGTTTAAAATCTTCATATCCGAGTACAAGAGGATTTGTTAGTGAAAAAGAATTACTAATATCATCGTAGATAAGTAACAAGTCTTTACTATCTATTTGTCCGAAGTAGTACTTTTCGTTCTCTACCATTGCACAACCGGTAGTAATGCCAGGATCATAGCACTTTAAGATCATCTTCGATACGCTCCGCTCGGACAAGAACATATTCTTCGCCATTCTTGATAACAGGTTTTATTTCTGTGATCTTCACGAAGAAGGCGTATCCAAAATCAAGCATTGGTATAGGACCAGAATCTGTCCATCTGGTGGTTTCTTCTATACATACCGCGATTATTTCTTGTCCGGCTTTCAGATCTTCTGCATGTTGTTTTGTGACAAAGTCATAGATCTTTGGGTTGTTCTGATCTATGGTAATGATTGGCCAAGACTTCATTTTTTGTCCTTTGTTCTATGAGCACAGTCGCACCATGTTCCTTGAGGACACTTTTCGTGATCTTTTTCTTGACAATCGCTACAGATAAAACTCATTTTTCCTCCACAGTGTCCGAATTTTCCGATTCAGCTTTGGCCGCTACGGATTCTTCTAGCCTGGACGCTATGAGGTTACGCGCCACCGTCAGCGCTTTAATCCGATGATCTAGGCGGTCCACAATGCGCTGCATAATGCTGGCTGATCGGTTAGTTATCATTACCACACAACCTTCTCATATTCGACATGTCGGAAATGTCTCCCTAATTGCCGTGCATGTTTATCATCAGGAAATAAAATCATAGGATCTACTCTTACCTTAAGAAGGTGATCAAATCTTAAAGTGTAGTACTTAGCTGGCCTCAATTTACAATACCAACAAAACCACCATGTATCATGGTATTGATCCTTGAAAGCATCCCACCAGGTGTTAGGTATATCTAGTGCGTGTTTGCATTTATCTTCGAATACCTTTGGTTCTAATTTTTCTGTGGTTACATATGACTTCATTTCCACAATGAGGTTGTTCAACATATCTTTGAAGATAATCTCCGTATCTCTCATGCATTCTAACTCTACTTCAGAAATAGACTTCCTTATCGTTATTGGAGTTGTAGTAAGAATCCATTCGTTATAATCCTTGAAGTTACTTGGATTCATCTTTGTTCTTTCTGTAGTTATCGATTAAATGTTTCCCCAACCAACCACCCAAGGCGCTCACGAGCATCATTGTCGCCTCCTGTGGGATATAGTGCACAAACACCCACGTGATGGTTGGACCATTATTTTTTGCAAAATATAATTCAAGTCCTACTGTCCATAGTATCGTGCTCACCATCAGGAGGATTTTCCACTTGTTCATTTTCATCCTTCGGGTTGTGTTTTTGGCATTTCGGAGCCAAGCATTTGCCAGTTAGTTCATGATAATGGTCGTGATCTGGATGGTTTACCATAAATGCCGCAAAGGGAATATTCATCTTGGTCCCCAATTTGTATACATGTCTAGTTGTGCTTTCTCTAATGTTATGGTACCATCGCATACAGCTTTGTGGTTTGCATTTTCTTTTACATCTTTCTTGTGTGCATCTGGCCATAGCTCTGGCCACAAGTTGTGTTGATCAGTAGGATTTCCTCCAAGTTCTAATGGAATCCAATGGTCTTCTTCATAGTGTGTTGGGTCCTTGTCGGATTTATTCGCAAGTTGTTGCTTCTTAAGATTTGTAGTGTATGAGGATGGTGGTCTAATAGTTGCAGTCCATCCTGACTTACAGATGGTATCTTTGATATTTGCTTGAGTGACTTGAGAGTTAAGCATGTTGATAGGAATCTTGGTTGTTGGAATTAACGAACTTCCAATTCCTATAAATATTACTGATAATGCAATTGGTATTGCTACTTTCAATTTATGTCGCACTGTTCACCTCTATCCTGTTCTGAATAAGCCATTTACGTCTTTTCTTCTCTGTACGCTTCATACTTCTTTTATCATCTGCTTTGGCCATATGCCAGTGCATACACCAACGACATCTGTAACGTGTGACGCAGTCTTTGTAGCTACGAGACTCATTAAATTCTTGAACCCATTCTTCAGCTTCAAGCCATGAACTGAATTTGATCTTTGACAAGCAATGAAATCTAGCTCTTGCGCAACGCCAGCATGATTCAAACTTGTACCTACCGTCAGAGTGGTTTTTGTTGTGATATTGCTCAGGCGTTGCCAATATCATTTTGGTCTTCCGTAGTTTCCTTCGTAAGAAGGATAAAGATGGACGTAATCATTCCAATAACTGCCATGAAACTCACGCCAGATAATATACTCAGTTGGCTTTAGCTCATATAGTTGAGCCAACTGACCGACTGAGATGTAGTGTTCATCTCCATCATTCTTGCTTGTTATGTACCCCGGATGTAGAGCGAACTTCCGTTTCATTATCCCACCCACACTTCGAACACTTATAGTGTTTGGTTGGAACCCACCTTACCTTCTTGAAAACGAAATCCTTCTTATGTTCACGACGATACCATCCTAACCGTGAACATTTCGGACATGGTTCTCCGATGAGATACCACTTAACTTCTTCATTCATGTATTACTCCTTCTTGATGTTTAGTGTCTAAAACCAAGTCAATAATTTCCTCTTCTCCCTCATCCCACAACTTACGAAACTCTGGATCATTTTGTCGATCTTCTTCGACTACTTGGGCTGATGTTTTCATGTCAGAAATTTTCATTTGGGTTAATAACATCCTCTCCGTGATCTTTGAGAAATTTAAAAAGCTCACTAACACCAAGTCGTGTAGTGCAAGTTTGTGATTTTCCACCAAGGTGGCGAGGAGTAATCATTTCAAACCAACCTAGACCATTGTTCTTTTTAAGATATTTGGCCTTTGGTTGTGCGCGCTGTGCAATACCAACAGGAAATATTACTCCTAGTTCTCGCAAAACTTTTAATAGCCTGCCACGACCGCGCTCAGTCTGGTCGTTATATAATAGCCCTGCAACTTCGTACCAATCATATAGTTCATTGCTATTTATTATTTCTTCCCATTCTTCAACTTTTGGCATTGCTATTGCTAGCTCTTGCATAGCCTCGTTAAGCTGTTCGTCTAACTCAACGACTTGACGAGCTAGCATAACGGCTTTTTCACGATCAGTCATTTCTTGATAGATTTCGTACCGCCGTGTGCGATCAGCAAAATAGAATCTAGCAGCGGATATTTCTGGTTTTCTATAATCGCCATTCATTGCTGTCATGAAGCAACCGTATCGTGACAGACGGTAGTCATCGATTGATCTTGGTGTCAGAGAGATCGAATCGGACATATCGGACTTGATCTTGCTGGCATTGGCGTCTGGATCTTGACCAATGTTGATCATGTCAGCCCGAGCACGTTCAATAACACCAACAAAATTTTTCCATGAATCTGATGTGCTATATCCTAAAAGTGGTGCCAGTTCTCTAGCGAGCCAAAATTCTCCATTCTCATCATCGTGACGAATCTTGTTAAATGGAGATTCATTCAAATCGACCAATGCAATGTCAGTCACAATTCTTCATCCTCATCTAAGTGTCCTACGCCTGGTCCATCGATAAACCCGTAATCGGCTTCTACTTTTTCAATTAGTTGTATTCCTACTTTTTCCAACTCTTCTAGATAATCAGCAAAAGATCTTAACTTATCTGCTGCCTCGCTAAGTGTTTCTGCTCCGTCCATTATCCATTTTGCTCTAATAACATCACATATACCATCAACAATTGTCATTTATAGCTCTCCTAATCGAAATCTACTAGAAAATATCTACCATTTGGAGAGAGTTCTTCCACCATGTTGGTATGGTCGGGTGCGGTTGTAGGCTATCTTACGCTCAAACTCAGTGTCCAGGTCAATGCCGTATATGTCGCAAACATCGAGTAGTCGGATGAGTACGTCGGCAAACTCGCTACCAACGTCATCTGGCTTACCAGACTCTGTGGTGTAACACTCTAGCCGACGGTCGCGATATGCTTCTAGCGCTTCAGACAACTCACTATGTATTAGTGAGATATAGTCGCCAAACGTATTTTCGCCAGTACGCCAACCCTTTTCGGTGTTCACCGTGCGAACCTCGATGGTCATTTCATTGAGTGTCTTGCCAATATGTACCATTTTAACCTAATTCTCCCCAACGATAACCTGTAGTAACGTCTACAGCAAATTGAACATATGAAGTAAACTCTTCTGCTGCCTTAATCATTTCGTTTTTAACCATATTGGAAGCCTCTTGAACTCTATCTTTTGCACATTCGAAGACAAGTGCATCATGAATAGACAATCGCATAGTAGCAAATCCAGACATTTTTGGGTACACATTGATAAGTGCGGTAAGGGTAATGTCTGAAGCAATGCTCTGCGGCAAGAAGGACAAAGCTTCATTGATGACATCCTCTCGATTTCTGTCAGTGATAAGCCAGAAGCTTCTTCTTCTACCATACGGAGTAATGAGGTCTTCACCGTTAAGAACTCTCCGTCTTATCTCTTTTTGCCAAGTTTTCACGTTTGGTATCAGCGAATTGAATTCGCTCATCAATGTCCGAGTTTCGTGCTCTGTTATGGTTAAGCCTTGCAGATTGAGTTCTTTGGTAATGCTCAAAGCTCCTCGGCCGTAGGCGCTGTTGCCTGTTAGAACTGTTAATCCATTTTGATGCATTGTCCACGTTCCGAGTTCTGTTTTCACACACCAGACGTCCTTCTTTCCTCCAGAAGTTTTTCGAATTTCTTGACCTGTGAGAATTGGTCTTGCTAGCCAATATTTGTAATGATCTTTGATCTGAGTTAAAGAACTGTCATCTTTGTACGTTTTAACAAGAAAACCATTTAAATATCCTATAATCTTTATGACTTCATTAAGCCATCCTTCACTTTGAGCTATTTTTCTTGCTTCGTACTTATTCCCTTCTGCCTTTATGACACTATCAAAGAATGATTTGCGCTGTGAGTTTGACATTGTTAAAGCAAATGTTATTGGTTTATTTGTGTCAATGAGGTTTGCCCTAGTTAAAAGGTCCCGACCAACAGCAGATGGTAATTTCCACCACACCTGATTGTTATTTTCATATTCATATCTAAAGTGTTTATAACCAACAAGAAGCCTATCTATGTCTTTCACAAATGGACTCTTTTTATCTTGACAAATATTTACAATTGTTTGTCTTCTTCGACCATCTCTTCCTTGCCCAGTGATACCAGACAACTCGGACATTTTCACAGAACCGTCGCTATAAGCCCATCCAAGTATTGCTGCTTCCTGATCCGTTATGTTAAGTTTTGTGTCAGAGTCAAATTCTGCACCAAGCATTATTCGTGTATCATGTTTAATGCTATCTGTTGTGAAGAATTCATTCTTCCAGAATCTTTTACCATTTATTGATCTCCTATTTTGTCCATACCATCTGTGATTAGCTGTTGTTTCAAACGCTATATTACTGGAATAGAATTTTGTTGTTTCTACATTATCATACCTTACAACATCAGTGATTTTTGTCCATCTAGATTTTCCCAGTATTTGGTCATACCCAATAGTTTCATCCTCACCAGCTATAACTTGGTCGTGCTTTAGCCATCCCCTTCTTGTTAAGATTTTAACATTAAGTGGTACACAACCATAGAAAATCGATTTCATCGCGACGCGGTTCTCTTTATTCCACTTTTGTTTTCCAAAAATATCATCACACATTTCGTTGAATAGGTCACGGTCAGGATCAGCGAATATATTGCGCAGGTATTCTTCCTGAGCAAGGGTGGCAATGACACGACCTTCGGCTTGTTTGAAATCTAATTGTACGAGTACGTTGTCACTATTCTCTGCGGTGAACTGGTTACGGATATATTTTTCTCGACAATTTCCAGATACTAGTGCCATTCCATTACGTCGGACAACAATGAAACCAGACGGTACGTTTACACAATAAACTTTGCCTATATATGATACTTCTTTAATGTTGGTATAACTAAACCATCTTGCTGGAAGTCTGTGTATATTTACAGTGTGATATTCTTGTGATTTCTGATACCATAATGTGCTTTTGTTTGTCAATAAAGCAGCAATTTGTACCACATCGACTGATAGTTTTCTATCTTCGTGTTGAAGGTAAGTCATTTCCCGAGTAAAATCGCCGTCCCAACGCATTATACATTTCAGAAAAAATTCTAGGCTTTCAAAGTCAAGGTCAATGATCTTACTTGGTTTAAAGGTTTTTTCTGGAAGATTTAGCCATAAATTCAAATCAAAATCTGAATGTTCTAATACTATTGTATCACAATTCTTGTAATGTCTTACTTCATTTTCAAACAATTTAGCAAGTTGTTGCCTTTTTCTTATTGATGTGACTCTTATACTGCATTTATTTTTCCAATCGATTTTCCATGTACCATCTGCCTGAAACGCTATAGCTTTTTCTAAGCTAATTTTTTCCTGTTCAGTCAGCTTATGACCTCCAATTTTTATGCCTCCCCTTACCAGTTTTCTATATACTAGTTTATCATAATTTCCATACTTTAGCCATGTTTTTGCTTGTTCAATTACCAATTTTCCATTTCTTTGAAGCGACAATGCCCTATGCTCTGGAGTCATTAATAGATTCATACCTTGAGCAGTTGCATGAATCATTGTACCTTCATATTCTTTTTCAATATATTCTTCTGGTTGAACAAATTTTATTGTTCCATCTCCTGACCATTGAGCTACCAATTCAGTTTTATTCAGTTTAGAGAATAGTTTCCAACCATTATCAGTAAGAATTTCAGTATCATCAGAAAAACAAATATTTTGCAAATTTGGATCTCGTGAAGAAAGACGTCCGGATGTTGTTCCATGCAATAGGTAAGTTGTATATACTTTGTCTTTATACACACGTTTGGCAAGTCCTTTGACGTATGTGCCAAATAACTTCGCTCGCCGCCGGTGGAGCAACAGTTGCTCAGTGAACGCGAGTGGTTCTCCGTCGATGACCTCAGACAATTCTTTGAGAAAGTCTGCATTAGTCGTCGGAAGAATAAGATTTTGGTCTTTATAGTAAGCTTGAACTTGCGGCACAGATCTTGGATTAATATCACGACCAATTATCTCTTTCATTTTTAATTCAATGTCATGGAGTTCTTCTTCAAATCGGACGTGAAGTTCTTTGTTGTATTCAACATCAAAGGTTAAGCCGGCAGTATCAAGATCGATGAGGACGTTAGCGGCATCGACCAAGAAGTTATGCTTCCGCCTATCAATAGGCAGCATTTCCTGCTCAAATTGTTCCATAAGATCCCAGGTGCACACAACGTCGTATGCATTGTATTTGTATAAAACTGCCCTTGGGATGTCTGCATAGTTCCCTGACCTTGGTATATATTTTCTGATTGCTTGCTCATAGTCTGGTGCCCCTAGTTTCTCTATAGAGAGTGGTTTGAGTCCATGGTGTCCAGGACGCTCATTAAGGCTATAGGAGGCAAGCATCGTATCAAACCACAATTTCTGTGGACCCGCCACGTTACGAAGTCCCGCAAGGTCAAACTTTCCATTGTGAGCAACAAGCTTAACTCTTGGTAAAATTTCCCTGAGTACAGCTCCAACGCGGGGATGGTTAATGGCGTTCTCGCCAAGTACCACAGCTTGCTTTGAGCTAAATGCGATACCCAGGCAGAGCAGAGGCCAGTCGCTTGGATGGATAAAGCTGGAATCTTTTTCAGCACCGCATTCAATGTCGAGCACGAAACGTTCAAATCGCGATCCCAGCTCACGGATAACTCTTTCGGCATTAGCAGGATCGTCATATACTCGGTATTGAGGTTCAATCCAATCATTCAATACATCCTTTTTAACTTTTCCAATATCGGAGACAAGGTCCGGAAAGGCATCCGGTGTCCGTAAACAGTACGCAGGATGCCACGTCGCGACTACTCCAATATTGTGGTCAAATTTATATGGCTTTTTAGGTCCGATTCGCATCTTTCGCATTGTTGTTTTATCATCAAGTAGCTCATGTGCTGCTGCCTTACCAACTGCGATAATTGTATCAACACCGCTTTCTGCCAGCTCCCTGTGGAGCCTGCCCGAACAGGCCGCGATGGCAGATTTGGGTGGATCTTCATTTTCTTTAGGGCGGCACAAGCAGACGTTGGAAATCATAATATCTTCACGATTAATGTCATGATGGTGCAAGACCTGGTTTAATAAGTCTCCAGATGGTCCGGTGAAGGGAATTTTGTAAGCAGCCTCATATGCACCAGGGGCTTCTCCAATTACGGCGATTTTTCCTGATGGATGCGGGTTAAGGGTGGGCACGAACCCACCAAGTTGCCCAAAAGGGCACTTCTCGCACTCTGCCAAAGGATGCTTACGTTCCATACTTCACTCCATCAGGATAAGTATGCCCAACTTTAATTTGTTAAGATCTACCTTGCAGTCGAAGGTTTTATCATTATCATCGAATTTGCCTATTGTAACTCCATTTTTCTCCAACCACTTGTGAAATTCATCGACAAATAATTCTCTATCGTCCACATTTACCTACTCTTCGATCATATCCAAGTCTTTTAGGAGTATATAAGTTTGACAACAAATGTGAACCTTTCGACCATCTTTCAGATACTCTTCTATTAGAGGATAACTATTGAAATAATACAAAGCGTCATCATGACAACTGTCGCAGCACCAAATTCCAGTTATTCCTGATTCTTCGAGTTGTTTACAATCAATCCATTCCATCTTTATCCACCTAATGACTTGAATCCTTGAGCTTTCTTTACCTTTTTCAAAATAAATAACAGTGTTACTATATTGGCTATGTCTGCAAGGAATACATCTAAATCCTCTTCGTATTCGAAGAGATTCTGGATTATTTCCCAACGTTCAGCTCTTAGTTGCTCAAATCTCTTGAATAACTCATCCATAAATTTTATATCTTCTTTCTCCGTTTACATCGGTAAGGGAGATCATTTGTCGTTGTTCCATGGTCTTAAGCATAAGATCAGCCTTTTTCGCATCTAGATGGAAGATGTTCATTATGTCTGCCCTTGATGCACCAAATTGTGCTTGTGCAACGGTGTAGTAGATTCGATCCATGATTCGTTCATCGAAAGTTTTTCCTATTCCTCCTACCACTTCATTCATGTGTTCGCGCCAATTCTTTGCATAATAGATAGCATGAATAATATCCTCAACATCTACAATAACTTTGTCGTCTCGCTGAGTACTAGCGGCTAATAACATGGAAACTTTTAGAGTTGATTTAGCCAATCGATCGTAAGTAGGAATAAGATAATCAAGACCGGTGTTGAGTGCGGTTTGCATGAGTTCGCGCTCATACTCATTATATCTCTTCCAAGCATCCTTGGTGAGTTCTACTAAGTATTCATTCTTTACTTTTCCTAAACTTTCACCGTTTCTACTTACTCTAGTTTCTTTAGAATAATGGTTGAACATATCTATCAATTCATTTTTTATAATGTCTCTACCATCGTCAAACGTTTCCCGAGGTGGACCCATTTCCTTCATGTTGTTGATATCAGCTTCACCACTAATGATGATGAACCTAGGCAAGAATCCACCCATTACTAGGTCTTCGGTTATCATCATTTGTGTTTTAGATTTTATTCCGCCGACATACATGATAAATATCGGGTCTCTGATGTCAATTGTTTCTTTTCTCAGGAGACGTTTTAATGCTTCTCCGTCATAAAGTTTTGTTAATTGCTCAGCGAATCCGGCCATGTAATCTCTGTGTGCGATCGCTTCTAGCAAGCCGGTAAATTCATCTCGTAGGAAGATTGACGGCTGTCTGGGCCTATCCCTCATACCTACCAAAATTCCTTCGACCGAACCATCGGTGGCCAGAAGTGCACGATCATCAACATCATAAAGCAATCGCATGGCTAGATTCATAGAAACCGTTTTACGCGTTATTGTAGATGGGCCTAGAATCATAAACCATAGATTAGGAATGATTGAACCAAATGATGTTGGTAAACGAACGCTTCCGGCCAATAATGCGCTAAGAAGAATGAATGCCCCAGATTCGTGATATTGTCTCGGTGCGTCAGTGAGTTGACATGCCCAGTTTATATATCTTTCTACAAAAGTTTTTCTGCTTTGTGCGATTCTTACCTCTACATCTGTTAAGAGATCTGGCATAGTTGAAGTAATGGTGGGGAGTAGTTTTTTCTGTTCAATCTTCTTAATGTAGATTTTATTTATTTCTCGCCACAGTTCTGTCTCCGGTCTTCCGTCTCTTCGATATTTATTACATCTTGAGTCATTCGCGACGATGAAGGCTTCCTCCATCTTCATGCCCATTTCTTCACACGTTTTTACAAGTTTCCATAATGCCGCACTCCAGTCTCCTTCTGGCTCTTGGTAGAATAACTCTTCAAGATCTGAGTCAGATGGGTATCTAGAAATTATACTGGATGCTGATTCATTTGGAATGTTGCCTCTAGCTTCTGGTTCTAGATATTTCTTGATACTATCTACTGCTGGATAGAGATCAAAATCACTTGGACGATATAAAAGTCGTTCTGCGTGTGTAATAGTTACGAGTGGAGCACTACTCATGTCTCCATATTTGAAATTTGGTGTGTAAGGTATACGGAATATATGAGCTGCATCCCAACAATAGTCTGCTCCCTCATGCCTGTGGTAGTAGGCAATTTTTGCAGTTAATATTTCTGCTTCTTCTGGTTCTAATGGATTCTCTAAAAGCCATAATGCTTGGAATTTTCCCGGTGAAGATTGGACTAGGATAGAAGGCTTTACCAACAAATGTGCAGGATTTGTTGTGTCCAGGTCTGCCCATAGAGTAGTACACCTAAGTACATTCTCCTTGGACTTTGGAGCTGTCGGATCTCCGTACAAACTAACACCGAAATAAGCATGAATAAGTTGTTTCGAGTGTGCGTCGATGTTCTCCAACATTCTGTCAATATCATCTGGCCACTTGAAGTACTTCTTCCGCATGTTCTTTAGTTCAGTGTGCTTTCTATATGCCAAGCACACATAGCCTCTGGTGTGACCAAAGACAAGCTTGAAGAAGTCGCGACGCTGTTCAGCGGTGTCCGTGACCAGTTCAGAAAAAACTGAGTATCCCACTACCACCACCAATATATACTGAGCCTCCCATAACACAGGATGCTTATGGGAGGCTCAGCGAGAATTATTATGGAAGGAGGGAAGAATCTCCAGTCTTCACGGCTACATTGGCCCTCTTGTATCCTTGGATCTGGAATCGGTCCGGCAGATCCTTTTGAGCCTTCTTGTCGAAGCCGGCGAGAAGTTTTCTTCCACGAACATTAATATCACGCGATATTAAATCTTCCTGGTCGGGGAGTTCCATTTCCCCTGCTTGAACATCAAAGTCCAAGGCTTTAAGGAACTGAGAAAGAGATCCGAGAGTTCCATCTTTGTCTTCGAACAGCATAATATTGCCATAGATAGAATTACCCTCATATTGTCCAGTTTGAACGACAAACCGAAGATTCCAATATGGCTTCCCTACGTTTCTGCTTCCTGGTTTTACCTCGCGAATTTCGATGTCGACGATCTTGCAGTGGTATTCACCAGTAGGTATTACTTCGCGGGCAGTAGATTCAGCTTCATTTTGACTGAAATTAACCTTGAGACCCATTAGAGACTAACTCCCTGTTCAAATGTTTCCAAACGTCAGCCATGGTCGGGTTTTCTATGAACAAAGGAAGAGCATTTGTTCTATCTTTTGCAATAGTATCTTCCGTTTGGCCACAGAGCAAGACTCGTCTATTCTCCTGATCAATCTCCTTTGTATATAAGTAAACTACAATGTCGAGAAAGCCAGACACTTCATCCTTTACCTTTCCGGACAGTGAAGGTTTTCTCTTAGATGCTCCAGTTTTTTGATTTTTATCTGTTTGTACTAGAGCTGTAAATATTGCATTTACTGGGAGATCTCTAAAAGCTCTGACGAATTTTCGTGTTTGCTCAAGGTTAATATTCCATTCACGAAGTCCAGGAACGTCCGCATCCCGTTCTTCGTGTTCTTCAACAAGTTTTCTCATGACAGAATCCATGGAAGTCTTCTGGACCTCTGTTAAGGAATCTATAACGAGAGTGGTAAAATCGTGACGACCAGCATAGAGGAAATCGTACACTGATTGTAGTTCAGCCCATTTTCTGACTCTTACTGTTTCTACGTTGGGATATCTATCTCTTAGAGATAGGGTTCCACCCTCGACATCGATAAAAAGCACCCTACGCATGGCTGGTACGTCATCCGCCGAACCAGCTAAAGTAGTTTTCCCTGAACCACTCTCCCCGTAAATGAGCATGTTGATGTGAGGTGCCTTTTGACTAACTTTCTGTAGTGGTAAGCCGGCGATCTCATTTAGGCTCATTCAGCCATCCAATGGTTTTTATTGGAAGAGTTTCACCTAGCCTACCACTGCTAGTCGTCAAGGTCAAGCACGAGTATTTGGGACAATTCGCAGCTCAGGGCACCTCTGCAACGTCATTTAGGACAGATCCGAATTGACCGAGGTCAATAGATCATGATTGTTTTGGTATACGAAAGTCTCCGGATCCGAAATTGTTAGTGTACTCTTTAGCTGCAACTATCGCGCGAATGACAGATGCTTCTCGCATGGTCCAACGATCATACATTTCCTGACGCTTTACGGTCTTGTCGTAATCATCCTTTATGCCGGCACGTTTCGCTATAGTGTCGTCGATAAATTTTGCCCATAGACCATCTGCTCTTACTGCTTCTTTTCTAGCTCGAAGATGAAATTCTTGCATGCGTTTAACGAGAAACATTAAATATTCATCAAAGTTTGAGAATGTGTCGTCGTCGAAATTTTCCATAGTCATTTTAGCTAAACACCACCACATGTTCGCCATTGTAGAAGAATCTGTGCATGAAGGTAACTGTGTGATTCATGATAGTGAGACGTCCTGGACCGACATTGTGCCTACCTGAATACTCAGGTCCACCAAACAGAAACTTCATAACCTTCTTTATCACTGAATACTCCCTCACGAGACGAATAAGATACGGAAAACTAATGTTTACTAACACGAACCCAAGAACGTATTCCATGATTTCTCCATTTATTTTTTGTCATAATGGAAGTTAATGTAAAAAACGATTAGTTGAATGAAAATGTATTTGTGACAACGGTGCCATGTTAGAGCCAAACTTGGACATTCAAAGTCTATACCAAGCATTAATCTGTCTTTGAGAAGAGTAATATTCCTATCAAGAAATTCAGTTTTCTTCATTTGGGTTCCACGGCTCTGAAGTGACCTCAAAAGTCTTTTCTATTCTTTTACAGATAAAAACAGCCTCGTGTCTTTCCTTTAAATGTTCGTCACAAATTATTATTCTCAAGTATGTGCCATCCATAGGATCAAATACTGTAGATCCGTAATGTCCATAACTCACGAAACTTGTCGCATCGTAAGGTTGGTACAGATCAGGAAACACACTTTCTAGTGCTTTTCCACAAACGAAACAAGGTATTTTATCCATCATCTAATCCCATTACATATTTTGACATCCCAATAATAGCTTGCGCCATTGCTATCTCCGGTGTTGGTCCTACACCATCAAATCCAGGCACTATGTAACAATCCCAATATCCGAATGGATATTTCTCACTTGGGTTTGGATCAAATTCAAGTTTGAAATATTCCCAATCTTTTCTGACAGATTCTTCACTCAAGACTTATTCTCCAATCTATTAATATCTTCAATAGTTTATCTAATTCTGGAATTATATTCTCTTTGCCTTCTTGCGAAAGTGTTGAATAGAAATGCTCTCTTGAGACGATTGCCATGGTAAGAGTTCTCTTACGTTCAGCGTGTATTCGTGCATTTTTGGTCAAAGACCTGTAGTATTTAAATTCATCACTTCCTGTACCAGGTGGATAAACTAGTTTTACGGAGTCATCTATGATCTCTTGCACCAATTCATCTGCTGTTTTCATGCCCACACATCTCATGAAACTCGTCCACATATTTGTTTGATATTAAACACCAAACCATTCGCGACCGATCTGGATACTCTAGCTGCTCAGGTAAGGTCTTATTTGCTGGTAGCTTCCCTAACAGTTCGTCTTGTAGCTCCTGTGATAGAGACATATATCCAATATCGGTAATTGTTTCATTCTGTGCTTGGTTCTCGGTCTTCCCAATAGTGTTTTTCTTTCTTTTCGAAAAGAGTCTGGAGAGTATATTCATAATGTTCCCCTTGATTCTTGCCTAGACAAGGTTGACGATACAAACAAGTTGGACAAGAAAACCTGCCAGGTGTCGGATAATCTCTAGGTCGCTCAATCATGTCAAGTGCTTCTAAATATATATTTCTTCCGATCTGGTCGATCTCGTAGTCATTTTTGTGGATTTGATGGCGTTGGTGGAATTTTGGTCCATCGTTTTTTAACCAATTGAGATATTCATCATAAACTCCGTCCACCAAAGCCTGCTGATCATGTTCCTTAATGAACTCGGTGAATTGTTTGTAAGTAGTGAGATTTTGTTTATCAGTGGAATACGATCGTCCTTTATATGGTCTTGCTAGTTGTTTTGGAGGTTGAGGGTAAGCCTTCTTAATTTCAACGTAAATAAAACCAGCGACAGGTATCCCAACTTTAGATAAAGACCAGCAATAACTAGAAATCTGATCGTCAAGTTCAAGAAAAGCTTCCTCGGTTCCTTCGTTTAACATTCGAGCAGTAGTATTATGAGTAAGAATAAAATTATTTGTCATATAGAGGTTGTCTTTTGCTTCAACGCGGATACACTGCATCTCCTTCATTGAGCCAGTTGCGCGAACTTCCTTAATTCCTCTGTGAAATCCTTTTGTTCTACTTTGTCTTCCGATTCTTTTTCTTATGAGGAGATTTGGTTCAATCCATTCCGGAATCCAATAGTTAATACCATATTGTGGAACGTTAATAGTGTGACCATTTTGATGTAATCGTTCCTGTGAAACGTTTAAACTTGCAAGTCCACCGAGCGACCAAATCAGGTGTCTGATGTCATTTGCAAGCCGTTGACTGGTTGTAGTGATTCGAAGTATTCCGGTATTACCATCTGTATCCGCTAGACCTCTTAAAAGATTTATTCTTTCTGGCACAGAAGCAAACAGGTATTGTTTTGGTATAAACTTTTCTCCTGATAGCTTACCCCAGAGCCCAAGTTCCTTTAGTTGACCTTTCCAAGGTCCACTTATTATCCAACGAGTTCCATTTGATTCTCTATCGTCTCTAATATCAACTGAGTCTTCGGCGAAATGTTTGAGAAGATCTACAGTTTCACCTGACTGAGATGCATAAGCTAAAGTATGTCCACCAAAGTAGCCGTCACCAATAAGCGATCCTAGCACATATGGGTGCATAGATAGAAAGTCATTTTGGTTATTGAATTCTATAGGACTGGTGGGAAGTTGTACTGAGTATCGCTGATAATTTGCCTTATTTAGAATCTCTTGAGCTTCTTTAACATTGAATTTACCAAAGATATCTTTCACAAACCAAGCATGATCTTTGGAGCATTCTACTTTAGTCTTATCATAGAATACTACTTCATAGACCTCGTGTTGACCTTTTGGATAAACACCAATTACCTTGGTAGGTTTCCCATCGCTACCAATTACATAATCACCAACATCTAACTCACCCATTTTGACCCAACCATTGGGCGTCAGCACTGGAGAATCCAAAGGTTGTTGCTTCCAGTCAGTGATCCAGTATCTATCTAAATTGTCTTTAGCCAACATATCTAGTCGTCCGCCGTACGTTACGGGCAAACCTAGCCAATATTTTGTGGCATTATTGTCTGTGACTCGGACTGAACCACCAAGTGTGTTTTTAAATGATCCATGATTATTCTGTTTGTAGCACCATACTCTAAACTTTTTCCAACATTGTTCACATTTACACCAGATGCCCTCCCCCTGTGGAGAAAGGATAGGAACCTCAAACGGTACTTCTACCTCGACAGGAGTTAGATTCTGGTCGTATTGTGGGCTAACATTTTCGGCATAATGTCTAAACATGTTTAGGCCGAGCTGAAGTCGATCTTTGTAATCGTTTAGGACATCAACTTCTGGCTCTCCATTAAGTCTGCGATATTCCTTGAGGCCATGGTCGGCAGCATCACGAAATGCTTTGAGAGCAAGGAATTTTTGTGTTTCTGGATCCTTCCCCCAGGTAGATGGTTCGTAGAATATCTCCATTGCCCGGTGGAACCAGACACCAAACTCTAATTGACCTGGTGTAACCTTCGGATAATACATGTCTCTGTATGCCCAGGCATGGCGACGTGGACATGAACGTCGCGATCGACGCTCAGAGGTGTGGATGCTATGACACAAATTTCTGTCGATGTAATCTTTAAGATCCACTCTTGTCCTTTGGGTTAAGTTCTTGATATAGCCTGTCTATATCTTCTTTGGAATATCTTCTATGCCCACCAAGGGTACGAATTACTGTAACTTTATGTGCTTTAAGTTTTCCAGTAATATCCCACCTAATTATTGTTTTGGGATCAAGACCAAACAATTTTCCTACATCTTTGGGGGTATACCATTCTGATTCAGTGGTTTGTTTTTGGTCGTCAGACATCTACGATCGACCACTCGTGAGTAGTTGTAGGATCTTCTATGACCAAATCGCTTGGATGAACTTTTCCAGCTTCTAGATCTTTTTTGTCGAGTTCAAGTGCATCTTCAATAGTTTTTATATCACACTCCATGTATGCACCATCGCTGAGGTTTGGTTCGTACTCATAAACTTCAGTTCTTACGAGTCTAATCATCTTCGTCATTGTGGACCGCCTCAAAAATAACGTCACTACGATCGAACAGGTCGTCCCAGCTTATTTGGTGATCAACAAAAAGGTGTGAATCTAATTCTGCAATCTGCTCGATTGTAAATCCTTTCGTATCTTCGTCATGAATTGGATCGTAATACATGGTCTTAGTAAAGGTTACCTTTATCTTATTGCCCACTGTTACTCCTCTTCGACGAAGAAGCATTTTCAGCCAATGTATGTCATGTTGACACCGTCGGTGTGTTCCAGTATACACATCAAATTCCAAAAAGATAGCCTAGCATTTCTTTCAACCACATTTTTTGATCTAGCTCATCTTCAAAGCGCTCAATAGCACAGGTAGAAACTATAAGTTTGGTCTTGCGTGAATAGGATAGTTTTCTTATTTGATCCTTCTTAGCCATTTCGTAAGACTTGATATGGTCTTCGTGGTGTCCCATAAACTCGGCCATTTACTTCTTACTCCCACAACCAATGGTCTTCGGGAAGTTGCTCCAATTCTGGAAATATTTCTTCAATTCCGGCAGGCATTTCGCCGAACATTTTCTTAAACATTATCGCAAGTTTACGAGCTTCGTCACGTTCTTCTTGCATTCTTTGTATATTTTCAACAATTTTGGCTCGTACAACCCAGTAGTTTACCACATGTGCTATTCCTTCTGCACCGTCATGTTCGTACAAGTTTTGCATTTCTTCAGGAGTCACTTCGTAAGTCATTTTCATCTCTTATAGATTGTGGGAAATGTTCTGCGCAGAACATTCTGCGTGAGACCATTCGTCTGGTAAGCGGGTTTTTCATGCATCCACAGGGGAGCCTACCGTACTTCTTGACCCACCACCAATTATGACTATGAATACCAACCATAGACCAAGCCGTACTAAGATGTTCTTTAACTGTCGTCTCTGACCCATCCACCTGGTCAACCCAAGTGAATTTTCTGGTGATAAGTGATTTTATTCGCCATGGTATTGCTTTGAAATCTTTAATCTTCAAGCCTTCCACGTTCCTTTCGTGCCATACGCCAAGCTAACTTTTCCACAGATTCAGCCAAGATATGAATCATTTCTATGTCGGTGAGGTTCTTTTCCGTTTGAAATTCAATTAGATAAAGAGTAAGATTAGCAGCGGCAATTCTAACTTCTTGGCTTCTAGCATCAATTTTCATCTTGGTTTCCCCGTGAAAATTTCTACCAGCTCTCGATGAGCTTGATTATAACATTCTCTACATTCTTCTGGCTCGTTTTTGTTATTCATGCACGCTTCTAATGCATTTATAGCTGCCTTTATTGTTTCGTCATGTATTCCAACGAATACATTATCGCATTGGCAATCTTCACCAGAGCAAAGCATGTTATTAGTCATCTTCATCATCCTCACCAAGTAGCTGTTTAATCCAACTCCATTTTAGATCAATTTCTTCATGGCGTTTTGCGTCAATTGTTCCTCTAGAGATAATATCAATAACCTGGACGGCATTCTTCTGTCCAATTCTATGTAATCTATCTTCCGCTTGAAGATTGTTTGCAGCAGACCACGAGCGATCAATGAATACAACTGTCGACGCGGCCGTAAGCGTAATGCCCGTACCGCCAGCCGCAATCGTACCGGCGAATACCTTAAGTTTTCCGGATTGAAACTCATCGATGATACGCTTCCTATCCGAAGTGGATGTCTCACCGATGAATAGGCCGTGTGAAATGTGGCCACTCTCTAACCTCTTCCCCAATAGCTTTATCACTTGGGAGAATTGACTAAATACCACCACTTGCTCTACTGTGGATTCGATTGTTTGGATTAATGCGTCAAGCTTAGTAGACGGTTCGGTGAGGAACATTTGTTGTTCCTCGTATGGTACCCACTCACCAGATTTTTGTCGTTCTAATTCGCTCTGAGCCCGACGACGTTTTTTAACTGTTAAAATTTCCCCATATGCGTCCGAAAATTGTTGAAGTCTAGTAAGTTGTGCTATAACAATTGGGGCAGAAATCGGCTCATCTTCATGTTCACCCACCCAAGCTACTAAGTCACGTCTCATACTTTCGTACGCGCGAGCTTGCTTTGGGTGTAAGTCTACTTCAATTTTGGTGTTATATTTTTCTGGTAAGTCTAGAAGCACTTCTTCCTTCTTTCGTCGAAGATAGAAGCCTGACATCTGTTGTTGAAGTTCGTTAGCATGTGCTACACCGACTATTGTCCGATAACCATTATAGTCTGTGTAAATAATGTGTCTGTTGTAGTATCGCCAGTATGAAGACCAATGATCTGGGTAAAGCCAATTAAGGATTGACCACAAATCATCTGGTTTGTCAAATGCTGGAGTACCAGAGAGACCAGTCTTGTATACTGACTTAAATTCCTTAGCTGACTTTGTTTGCTTAGATTTCCGGTTTTGTAGTCCGTGACAGTTATGGACTAAGATTCCATTCGCAAAATAGTTTCCTGTTCCAGTTTCGATATTATACACTCGTGTACCTTTTTCACACACAACGTCGAATCCTTTAGAACCTCCGAGTTGGTAAATCGGAAAATTGTCCAGCCAGTTGAAGTTAAAAACTTGTCCTTTTCTTGATCTATTCGTTGACGCTCTTTGGTTAGGTGAGAATTCCCATCCACCTCTATTGCTATTTTCAAGTCTACGTGGGCAATGTCTATCACATAGTGTTTCCCAATTGTTTTTGCTGGAATCTCTAGCGACCAAGTTAGTTTGGTTAATAACTGCAATTGGGTGTAAAGTAGTAATTGAGGTACTGACAGGCTTCCATTTCCACCAGTTAGGTGTTTGTATCCTTGTTGTGCTAGTGTTAGATGAGCCTTTGCCCTCACCGCTGGATCGTTGAATGGGTTTCGATCTGAATGCAAATATTCCAACATCGCCGGGCTTTGACGAGTCTTTTCCAAATTGGCTTTCGCGGCGGCAATCTGCTTTTCTGTATTCCTTCGCGGCACTTCTTTGTGGTATACTTGAGCCTTCCATTGGTTTGAGCATATCTTGCTGCAATATCGACGCTTGTCTTTTAGGTACCTCTCGCACTGATAAGGTTTGTTGCACCACTCGCAGATCTTGTCTACCATTGCTGTTTTTTTCTTGGTCATCTTCTAATCTTAGCAGCGTGTAGGACATGCTGTCCAGAGCAGAAGCATTGATATATTTCGACTCTTTAGTGTAAACAGGGTGGTTTCCGGTCATGATAACATTATTAATGTTGTATAGTTTGGAGGTTGTATTGCGAGTGAATGTTTGTTTTACTTCAGTCTCTACAACCTTGTTGGCTTTATGATCATAACCGTATATTACATCTCCAATTTCCAAATCCTCTATGTTTTTTTCTCCATTGGGTATTGAAATTCTTGTTCCAGGAACTACACATTCATCATATATAAGGTGGAACCATTTGATTCTTGCCAGTTCATCTTCAATGATACGCAAGACCTGCCAATGACAGATAAAAACGTCCGCATCGTCAGACGCTAACGCTTTTAGAAATGGATCTCTGTTTTTATTATCAATGGTTTTTACTCTAAGTTCAGGATTCCAGTCTTTGAAATGGTTTTCCCAGGAAGAAAAGATGCCGAGGTATGTTACTACCAACGTCTTTGGAGTTTTGACTATGTTTGGTTGTTTTAGTCTTCGCTCTTTGTCAAGAATGATAGCTTGCGCGGTCTTGCCCAAACCCATATCGTCGCCAATAAGACAAGATCTTTTGTCGAGAAGAAATTCCACTGCTTGTTTTTGGAATTCAAAGAGTTCTGGCAATGGCTACCGCCCTCTAAGGTTCACGACTTAATGACCTCTGAATGTCTCTGTCCACCGCGTCCCGGACCTCTTGGGTGCGGTCCGGGATCAGTGGGAAGAATTTCTGGTGGCGCTGTGCGGGTACCCACGTGCCATCTGGGTAACGTTGACGTAGCCACGGCGCACTGTTGAACCATCGACATTGGTCATTGTCGCAGGTGAAGAGGTAAATTGTCGTTCGATTCGGACCCGACTGCGTTCCCGAATGTATACCTAATTCCTCACACCGTGGGCATCGCCGAATCTCGTCGAATGTAGTATCAACCATTCTTTTCCTCCATCGAATTAACTCTCGCTTCAAGCGCGGTTAGACGATTGTTCAAGCGTGTGACAGTATCTAATATTCTATCTTTTTTCGATGGCAAAATAAATTGACCAGCAAGTGCCTCTCGCTCTTGGCTCAATTTACCTTCATGGTTGTCTGGTGGCTTTATCAGTTCAAATATGGTTGGAGAGTTTGGACCTCCAGATTTTAATTTATCTATACACCCTAGGATCTCTAGGTGTCCTGTGCACTTATATACATTTGCTATTGGCACTTTTAGCTCGGAGGAAAGAATCCTACCGAAACCTTTCCATACCGGAACTACATTGCCTCTCGTGCCATATTCAATGTCCTCTTGATGGTCAACCATGTATTGGTATATTCTGTGCAAATTGTCAGGATGTCCTGTCCTCACCACTCTTACCTTCCTTACCAAAGATCATGTAATATATCGTTGGCCTTTTTATTCCAGTGAGAGCTTCAAGCTCGGTTATACTATACTTTTTAAGTTTTATTCTCATCATAGCAATTAACTCTTGGCGGCTATCCTTCTTACTATTTTCCGAATTTAGCCAGTTTTTTACCGCCTCTGTTAACTCTTGGTCTTTATCTAACATGACTAGCCTAAGTCTGTTCTAAAATCACGGATAATTGGGACAGCGCTCACTACACCTTGGAGCGATTCCGCTCTGGCCAGAGCTAATTCTAGGTCAAAATGCGTGGAAGCGCATCCCCCAGACCGGTAGCATACCATGTATACGAACCCTAGTTGCAGATTATTTCGCAGCATCTCTTCCACTTGATTGCCCATTAATCACCCCCAAAAAATTGCTACTACTAATGCGATAAATACGAGCGAACACAAAGTGAATAGCAGTGCTTTTTCAGACCTGTCCATCTACCACCTCATTGATAATCTTTAAGATATCCACCCTGAACTGCTCCCAAGCAAAATCATATAATTCTGGAGCAATAAAGCCAATATCTCTATGCATCTTCCTGATCCGTTGATCCACCTTTGACCTGATGATCATCGTTTTGGTTTCTTCGTTCATAGCTTCGTAGCTCCTTTATTGGGGAACATGGCCAATCTTGCATGCAAACGTAGCAGCGAATATTTTCTAGACGTTTTGTGTTGGCATAGCTATAACTATAATATTCGATTGGTTTGTGCTTAATATTGACCATTGCTCTTATTTCTGGATCGTCGAAATCATAGCTTGTTATCATTGGCGCGCGTCCAAGGTCACATAAAGTGGACCACCATCGGTTCCGATGTTAACATCTTCGATTTGTAGACCTAACTTATGAATTGCATCGAGAAGATCTTCTAATCTAACATCTGGCTCCATCCTCCATACTATCCAACCATCAGATCCATCGTGTTCTTTAATTAATTCTACCATGCCCCCGTGACAGGACTCGAACCTGCAACCAACGAGTTAGAAGCTCGTTTCTCTATCCATTGAGATACACGGGGTTTTTGGTTGGTGAAACGCATCATCCTGTCTTTGGAATCTGATCAGCTCTATCCCATGATGCATTTTCTTATCTAGCTGCCAGACCAACCTATATTAATTACTCTTCACTGGGCTTAGGAACAAACGGCTTCGGCATCATTTCATCCTTACGGATGGTGAGCTGAGAAATTGCTCTACCATTGGCGAATGCATTCCAAGCCTTGATGATTACCGCAAGCTGGTCCTCTACTGGGATTCTTCGCTTATCGACGCTCACGTTAGCTGAGAACGATCGAAGTGCGATTCTTGAATCTCCAGCATTCAGGTATGTTCCCTCTGAATAACCACGAAGGAATTCCATTACCCGACTGTCATTTTCCGGCAGGTTTCGGCTGATGAGATAGATAGCAGCAGTAAGCGCGTTGGGGGAAATTCTTAGCCCATCACGTTTGCTAGTGGTTTCTCTGGCTAAGGCCACAGCTTGCTCAAGCGCCGTACCATACTCGGTAGCTTTCACCCTCAACTCAGCATTGGAAATCCTTTGCCTGAGTCCTAATCTCAACTCTGACCCATATTTGTCATAGGCCGCGACGAGTCGTGTTCCAGCCGCATAGGTAGCAGGAAAATCCTTGCCCCACACGGAGAAGGTGTCGGTGCCGGTTCTTCCGAATCCAGTGTCAATGTCTTCGAAGTTTTCGACCGGCATACCTACGGTCACGTTAATATCTAACGTGTATTGCTGTGCTAAGCTTGCCGCAAGCCGATGCTGACCGTCTTGGAGCTGACCAAGAGTATTAAAGGCGATACCCTGGTGGGTATACTTGAACTTTTTCTTGGCCATGATATTTGACCAATATCTAGTTCTCGCAATGCGTAGGGGCCGATTCGCGGTGTTAAGTTCGTCTAGGATCTTCCGAGAAAGTTCCGGTGGAACCAATACCCGTCGAGTTTCAGGAAGCTCATGAGTTTGGAAAAGCCAACCAATGTCGGCAATCTGTGGACCAAATGGTCCTGATGCCTTCGTGACGGATACCAAACGCTGCTGAGCCTTAGCTAGGGCAATGTCATTCTTTCGTCTGTCTTCGTCAATCGCTGCCCTCCGAGCTTCCTCTTCCTGCTGAAGGAAGGCATTTTCTGCTTCTTCGAAGCCATGCCTGTTTAGCTCTCGAATGACGTTCTCCTTCCAATAACGGTCAGAAGGAGTTCCGTGAAGCTGAACCCGGTGAGTACAATACGCATCATCGCATTCGGGAGCAGTGATTCGATGAACCCAAGCTTGCGCACCGTGACTGGTTTCAACTTCCCAACCGATCCTGCGGGCACGGGCAGCAATTTTCCTTATTTCATTCAGTGGAGTTGCCACCGTTAGTTTTCACCTCTTCCGTTTCTACAAAATCTTCGAGTGGTCGTTTTAGGTACATAAGGCAAGAGACGACAATATTTGACCAAACATCTCTTTTGTTTGTTAAGAGGGCACCAAATTGGTTTGTGCTACGAACACCTATTCTCTTTGAGAGTCTATCCCACGAGATTTTATCTTGTCGTCTCTTTGAGTCAACCGCTTTGTATAGTTTTTCTCTGTTTAAGATGAACGTTCTGTTATACACTTTTCCTCTCACTCATCTTCTATGGTGATTGAATCTTCCTCCACGGAAATCATATCGCGGATTTCCTCTATCGCTTGATCTTCAAGAAAATCCAACCGTTCGCTATCCTCCATCTCTTCCCAGTCTGACTGCTCTACTTCAGCGGAAGTAGAAAACGTTGCACTTCCAATCGTATAGGTAAACTCAACTATCTTCATACGTTAGTCCCACCAGTCAATATATAATGTTCAATAATAGCTGCTGCCTTGACGTGACTTCGTGCTTTATCGACACTACTCCCTGAATGTCCTTGCTCCGCATGCTCCAATGCAATCATTCTGATATCGTGTTCTTTGGTAAAGAGATTTTTAATCTCTGGATCTATTCCAGTTGGTAGTGCAGTTTTAGGATCCACTACTTCACCTCCGCTGCTATCTTCTTCCACTTAAGGTGGATCCGACGAAGTTCGTGCTCTGAGTTGTTGCCTATGTGTCTGGCTTTGAACCATTGCCAGATGTCTTGGTAAGGAGTATCCTTATTGAACAAAGGGTCAGAACGGGGACGTTCCGCCATGTCACCCTCCCTGTGGATCAAATTCATTCGAGAACTTGAGCATAATTTCTAAAACTTCATCTTTGTTCTCTGCAACATGATCGTTATAATGTGGGATATTTGGTTCTCCACTCCACTGAGCAAATATGTTGTCAGCCAGTGAGACTAAATGGTTTTGGCTCCTTGGCGTGGCGTTTCCACAATATGCGAAGTGTAATGCACCGATCATACACATCTTCCCACCTAGGGAGAGTTGTGTATGTTTTACCCATCCTCTATCTTTGAGGATAGCAGCGGCTTTACGCATAAGCCGACCAGCATTACGCTCGTTAGCTTCTTTTCTGCTTACTACGCGATACTTTTTTGGCTGTAAACCCTTAGTCTTGAATTCTGATTCGTCGAGTATGAGAGTGAATTCGACAGGACCAGTACTCATTTATTTCTCCTTACTTCTAGGAGGGGCCGGTGTCCCCCTTGTCATCAGATGTGACACCATTACCAAAAAGCCCTTGATCCTTGGTAAAGGTCTCGGCAAGTACCGGCCCCATAATCTTCTGTGTGGGGGAAACAGAGTATTTATCTAGAATTTTCCTCCGCCCCAGGGCGCCGCACAGACGTGACCCATGTAGGATTTGAACCTACGTCATTCGGATTAAAAATCCGTTTCTCTACCAGACTGAGATAATGGGTCGTAGGCCGTGACAGATTCGAACTGTCGACTTTCTGATTAAGAATCAGACGCTCTAACCCTCTGAGCTAACGGCCCTATTCCTATTTAATTCTTAGCGACAAACTCTACAAGTTCCTTAGTTGGATAAGGTCCAGAAACGAGCTTACCGATAAAATCTTCCCAAGTTACAGAAATTTGCATTGACGGTCCACAGATGTACCACTTACCATAGTCAGACTTCAAGGCTACGTATTCGAGTTCTTTGTATCCTTCGCCGAGACGCTTGACAAACTTTAAAACTGTACCAACCGGATAGCTATCATCACCAAAGCTATCCACCAGTTCCATCTTTTCCTTCAGCAGACGATCATGAAGGCGCTTACGCATCTCTGCACGAACATCTTCGTCAACACTATTCACGGTATTGTCTTCAGTAGCAACATATCCCATTGTTTCTCTGTCCTTTCGAAGGTTGTTAATGGTAGTTTCATCCATAGTATTCCAGTTAATTATTAATGCCATTTTGCCTACTTATCTAAGAGATAGAGAAACATAATCATCTTTTAGGAGTATCCCCCCAGGCTTTAT